ATGTCAACATTATCAACCGTGCCTAAAGTTTGTATACCAGCTCAAGGTGTAGGAACAGTTATAGAAATATTAAGTGTAGCCTATAAATATGATTACGCAACAGTTGTATATGATTATACAGGTGACTTAGTAGTATGTCCAGCAGGTTTTGTGGGTAATACAGATACTTATCAATCAGTATTTAAACAAGGATTTGTAAATGGTGTTGGAGACGTTTACCAAGGAAACGAAAGTGGTGCAGGTGTATTTTTAGGTCACTTACTACAAGACAATGTGGCTATGGTATTTACTACGCCTGGAATAAATCCAACACAGGGTGATGGAAATATGAGATTAAACTTAAGATATAGAGTACTAGATATTTCATCTTGGTTACCTATAATATAAACAAACAACAACTAAAAAACTAAACATGAACAAGTACGGAGAAATAACCACTACAGGTGGATCAGGACTGATTTCGTTAAACAATGTAATTCTCGCTAGATTATTTGGAGGAAATTTTATACTAATTAATTATGCGAATGGCTCATTATGCAGTATTCAAGCAACAACAGCATTTACTCAAGCAGATGCAGAAGTTATATTCGATGTTATACAGAATGCTCAGGAACAAAAATGGGATACAGTAAAGTATACAGTACCTACATTAAGCGACAGCGTAGCATCAATATCATTCACATTTTAAAACTAAGAAACTATGAACAAATTTTTAAAAATCGGAGACTACTTATATGGAGGTGGCGTAGTATATGTTGGCTTAAGCGGAGGATTATTAACTCTTAATTATGATGACATCAAATGTGTTATTACAGGAGCAGGAAGTTTTGTAGCAGCAGATAAAGTTGCTATTGAAAATGCACTTGTAAACGTTTGGGCACAAGGTTATACTGAATCAACAATTGATGTAACTTTAAGCCAAACAATAACAAACCCATTCTCATAAAGTAAAATTACACTTTAACAAGTGACTATATAAATATACAATAAACAAACAACAATTATGGCAACAACATTTATTAACTTAATAGTTTCAGATGGTGGTGTTTCTGGTGAAGGCTCAAAAGCTCAATTTGGTGATCCTTCAGGCGCTGCTAATAAACCTTCAGCAGAATGGATGGCGAAAGCTAAAAAAGCTATATCAGCAGCACTAAGTAATATATATTTTCCAGACTCAGGGCGAACAACTGTATCGCTACCAAGAGATGGAGGAGAACAAGTATATTTTAGAAGTATTAGATTACAATACCCAACAGCTAGTACTAACATCGCAGTTTCTGCATCAAGTGAAGGAGCTAATCCAGGAGGTCCTCCAGAAGGTGGATTTGATGTGGCAGATGGAGGTCCAGGTGCAGATGGAGGTCCAGGTTCGGCAGAACAAGAGGGTATTCCACCAGGCGAAGACTTTTCATAACATACCCGGCTCGGGGAGAGCATCAACCAATTATTAATTTTTAAAACCAAAACCAATGACGTTTTATTACACGACTAAATCGTGGAGTAGTCAACCACAAGTATCCAAAGAAACCGTTGACCTTTGGAAACACGTTGCAGATAAAAGCAAATGGAGAATTGTTCAACTACCTAATGGATTTTACCAAACAGAATACCATGATCTTAATGAAGATACTTGGCATGATGTCACTAGAAGAGAAACATTAGAAGGAGCTGAACAAGCAATAGACGCTTCTATCGAACATTATTCTAAGAAATTAGAATTTGCAAACGGACCAAAGGTGGTTAAAACCTTTGAATAATATCTAAACCACAATATAATATAATTTAATCAAATGACAGAAAAACTTGTTAAAAATCTTAACTTTGGGAATAAAGCTCAGGATAAGATATTAAATGGAATAGATAAACTCACAAAAGCTGTTAGCTCCACACTTGGGGCTAACGGTAAGTGCGTTATCTTAGAAGACAACTTAGGTAAACCTACTATAACAAAAGATGGTATTACAGTAGCAGAAAGCGTTACACTATTAGATCCAGTTGAAAATATGGGTGCTATGCTTATAAAAGAAGCAGCACGTAAAACCGTAAAAGAAGCTGGTGATGGTACAACAACCGCAACAGTATTAGCGCATTCAATTTTACATTTAGCTAAAGAGCATAATATTAACAATGTAAGATTTTTGAAAGAAGGTATTGATTCAGCTGTAACCAAAACAATAAAATACTTAGATGACATAAGTATACCTGTTGTAGATGATATGGTAGAACAAGTAGCAACTATCTCAGCTAATAATGATAAAGAGTTGGGTGACAAAATTTCTAAAGCTTTTTTAGCGGTAGGTAAAACAGGTGTAGTTGCTATGGAAGAATCTGATACTGCAGAGACATATGTTGAAATTGTAGATGGTATACAGTATGATAGAGGATTAAAAAACATGAGTTTTGTTACTGATCAAGCAAGTAAGAAAGCAGAGCTTAATAAACCTTTAGTATTAATTGTAGAATCTAAAATAGAAAACATACGTAAAATACAATCAGTACTAGAGCATGTCATAAAAACTAGTAGAGCCTTATTAATAATTGGTGATGCTGACACTAAAGTTTTAGCGGCGTTAGCAATGAATAAAATAAAAGGCAATATAAAAATAAATATAATTGATGCTCCTAATTTTGGAGTTACTAAAAAACAAGTATTAAATGATATTGCTATGATGACTGGAGCAACAGTTATTAATGAGCATTTAGGTGATGATTTAGATTTAATCCAACCTGAACATTTAGGAGAATGTGTTAAATCAGTAACTACAGAATATGAAACCATTATACAGGTCGCAGGTGTTTCCCCACAAGTAGAACATGTTATTGAACAAGTTAAGAAAGATATACTAAAAGAAACTAAACCCGGTCCAATAACAAGACTTGAAAAAAGATTAGCGTTGTTATCAGCTAAAATAGCTAATGTAAAAGTAGGCGCTAATTCTGATGTAGAATTAAAAGAAAAGAAAGATAGAGTTGAAGATGCTGTGTGTGCTACAAAAGCCGCGATAAAAGAAGGTATAGTTCCCGGAGGAGGTATAGCCTTACTTAATGCTGCGTTAAAAATAAAAGCTGCTAACAAAGCAGAAGAAGTTTTATTTGACGCGATTAAATCTCCATTCAATGTTATTCTAAGGAATGCTGGTATTGAACCTAATACCGACTTAAAAGAAGGAGATGGTATAAACGTGGTTACAGGAAATATGGTAAATATGATTGATAGTGGTATAATTGATCCACTGTTAGTTACAAAAAGCGCTTTAAAAAACGCGGCTTCTGTAGCTACCACTATTTTATCAACTGATTGTGTAATTAATAACATTAGAATACATGAAGGCGATAGGAGATAACTTAATTATAACACCAATGGAACAAGGTGTTGAAGAGACAAAAGGCGGTTTGTTGTTAACCCACGGGCAAAGAGAAGATATAAGATTTGAAAAAGCCCAAGTGTTAACTTTTGGCGAAGATGTAAAAGGTATAAAAGAAAATGATGAAATATACTTTGATAGAAGAGCAGGCCACAAAATTGAAATAAATAAAGATACATATCACGTTATCAAATCAAGAGACGTGGTCGTTGTTTTATGAAAAAGCTAGAAGCAAGTGATCTTAAAAATTTACACTTGCTAAAACATTACCGTATAATACGCAAATGGGCTTGTAAAAACAACGGCTTAAATGATGCTGAATTAGAACTACTTATATATCTAGATTGTATAGATATGTTTACTATTAATGATTTTAAAATAGGTACATATTCTTATAGTTGGGATAATAGAAGATGGAATAAACTAATTCAAAATGATTGGATTAAAGTGTGGAGACATAGAAATAGAACCACGCAAAAATACAATATATATAAAGTTTCTTTTAAAGGTAAACAACTAATAAGTAGAATTTATAGAATAATGCTAGGTGAAGATGATATACCGACTAGTGAAAGAAGAAACACTATAATGAAAGGTGGTACGTATATGAATAAGGTTTTACAAACCTCAATAAATCACGTTAATAAAGACAAAGCAAGATGGCAAGACAAAACACATCTCCCTTAAAGCGAAATGGCTTCGGCTATGACAGCTATGAAGACAATACAGCAAGCGGTAACAATATAACACAACCTGTTGAATACAAAGCATTCAAAGGTGATTTCAGTACTGACGTTTCTTTGGATGACGCTAGAGAGAGAAAAAGAACATCAACTGGTTTAACTGGATTAGAAAAAAAATTAGCTAAAACAAAACCAGGAAGCCCTGAACATATTAGATTATCAGCTAAGCTTGACAAAAAGAATTTTAAGCGTGAAAAAAAATCTATTAAAAAGAATATAAGAAAGTACGGTAAAGATGCTGATTTTAGTAATATATCTACCGAGTTCATGGAAAACCTAAACAAAGGTGGAAGTGTTGGGGATACTGCTAGAAGAACAGAAAAACAAGTTAATAGATTTTTAGATAGAGATCAAAACTTAAGATCAATATTTACTGATAAGGTAAATAGAAGAGATGTTTATACTCAAGGTATTGTAGATAGAGATTATAAAATTCAAAAAGCTGCAGATCTTGAAAAAGCTAAACAAAGTGAAATAGATAATAGAATACAGAACAATAACGTACCTAGTAGTTATCAAAATTTTGGCAACGATGCTTTTAGTTCTACATTTGATAGAAGATTTGCTAGTGATTCTTCTGGTAGACCTTTATGGAGTATTGCAGGTTCTAATACAAACCCATACAAACTTGGAGGTGATTTTACTATTTACGATTCTTTAAATGCTAACTTTGACAAAACTCCAAAGGAAGAATCTGGAGGAATGCTTCAAAGAGGAAAACCAGTGTACAACAAAAGACCTTTTATATCTCATACTGAATCTGTAACAGCAGGGAAATCTATAGGTAGTTTAATGAAAAAATTTAAATAATGCCTTATCAAACTTGGTATTCAGCAGCTACAAACGCAGCGGTAGATATGAACATGCCTCCAGCGTTAGTCCCAGCGTTAAACAGCGCTATGGCTCCACCTAGGCAACCTATAACCCCTATCAATGCTAATGTTCCATCTTCAGATAGTTCAAGAGATAGTTCTATTTATGCTAGAAGTAATTTAAGAACAGCTGGTAGATTTGATAGAGAAACAGCAATGATTACTCCTCAAGAAACTCAAAGAATGATGTTTGGAGATCAAGCTTTTCGTAATACAAGAAGAATAACTGAAGAAAGAGATATGGATAAAGACTATGATTTTGTAGACAGAAGACCAACGATGACGCAAGGTGAAATGTCTGCAGTGGCTGGTTCAAGTGAAAATTACTCTAATCAGTTTGAAGGATATGAAAATACTTCAAATCCGTTCTCAGATCAATACTCTTCATTATGGAGTTAAAAATTATTAATACATATAACTAAATAAATTATGGCAACAAATAAAACACAATCAGGACAACAGTACATCTGGGAAGGACCATTAGATCCTTCTGGCATGCCTATGGGAATGGGTGACAGTAGAGGTATAACTGGAATGAAGTTAAAATTAGGAGCTACTCCTTATACTCCAGGTCCAATAACACAAATAGCAAAATAAAATGGCAATACCAAATTTCACTCAAAATCAAGCTAGCTTCGCTATTAATGTAATTCCTAGCGATACAGTTAACATACCTCAACCTTACTTAAAAGCATCTGGTGCAAACACTGCTTTTCTAGGTACTACTTTAATAGACGGTAGTGCTAACTTTGAAGGAGTTGGTACAGCTATACCAGCCGTGCAACAAGGAGATGTTGTGTATAACAACACCACTGGAAACTCAGCTACTGTAGTAAGTGTAGACAGCAATATTCAATTAGGTTTAAGTGCTACAATATTTACAGCTACTCCAGAAAACTATACTGTATTTCAAGGTAATCCAAACGGTAATTCTTTCTTATTATACGTAGGAACAGGAGGAGATGTAAGTATTCAAACTTCTGCAGCGCAACCAGTAATATTAAAAAACGTAGGTGATGCGTCTTTTATTCCTATTAATGTAGGAAGAGTAAATGCATCTGGTACTACAGCAACCGATATAATAGCTCTACTCTAATGGCACCGTCAATTTTAGGAAACGCTAACGCAAACTTAGCTATACCTGTAAATAATGCTTTTCTTCCGCCACCAATAACCAACTTTATAATATTAGAGAATGGTGTTGATTTAATGGAAACTGAAACAGGTGGTGATATAATGATTAGAGAATAAATAAAAAATAACAAATGGCAAATATAAAATTTTCAGCTTTTACAATTGAAACTAATCCCGCATTAGTAGAATATGTTGTAGGTTATCAGGGAGGAGTAAACGTAAAAATTACTCCAGCTGATCTAGCCACAGCTGGTGGAACAGGATTAACTGAATATATACCTCGCTGGACAAATGGACCAGGTGGTATATTAGGTGATTCAATAATGATACAACAAGCAGCTGCTGGAGTTTTCTCTAGTGACTACATAGAGGTTTCTGGGCTTGGTGGTTTATCTACACAAAACTTAGAAATAAATAATGATCTTTATGATGGAACTGCTAATCCTGGTAACGCTGGAGATATACTAAGTAGCTTAGGCGTAGGATTTGGTTTAGAGTGGGTTACTCCAGGAACTGGTATAAACCTAGTTACAGATATTTCAACCGCAGTTGGTGTATCTACAGGAGATCCTATAACCACTTTAACAAACGCTACAGGTTCGGTTACTATAACACTGAATGAATATGCTGGAGCAGCAAATGAAGGTTTTGTACCAAGCGGAGGAATTGTATCTACTTATTTAGATGGAAGTGGTGCTTGGTCTGTACCACCCGGTGTAATACCTTGGCCTTATAATTATGATGCAGTAAACAATGTACTTTTACAAGGTGAAGGACCAACTCCTGTTGGTGCTAACAATACTAGCTTAGGTGTAGGTGCAGGAGTAAATATGACAGCTTTAGCGACTAATAATACTTTAATAGGTAGTGGCGCCGGTAAAAGTATTACTGATGGATTTGCTTTAACTTTAATAGGAGTTGACGCTGGAAGCAGTTTTACAACTGGAGGCGCTCACACTGCTATCGGTTTTCAAGCTCTTTCAAGTGAAGGCAATGAACAAGGTAATAGTACAGCCGTAGGTCATGAAGCTTTAAAAAATCAAAATGGACCTGGTATAACAATATTTAATACAGCTATTGGTGGGAATTCAGGAGATCTTATTACTACTGGAAATTGTAATACTTTGGTAGGATATAAGTCTGGTTTTCCATTAACAACTGGTAGTTCAAATATCGCTATAGGATGTAATGCTAGACTTCTTAATAACAATGATAACGATGCTGTAGTTATAGGTAAAGATGCTACTGGACACGGTTCAGAGATAGTTGTTTTAGGTAATGATCAAACTACAGCTTGGCACCCTCATTATGATAATGGTGTAGATTTAGGTTCTTCTGTTTATTCTTTCAAAGATGCTTACATTGAAGGTATTTATTATGATACAGCTGGTAATGCTGGTGGTGCTGGAGAAGTTTTAAGTTCTACAGCAACAGGAACTTCTTGGGTTCCTACAGGAAGTGTAACCAGTGTTGCTTTAACAATGCCAGCTGCATTTAGTGTAGCAGGTTCTCCAATAACAGGAGCAGGAACTTTTGCAGTAACTGGTGCTGGTGCAGCAACAGATTATATAGATGGAACCGGAGCTTTACAAACTAGATGGACTGGTACTATAGATCAATATTATCGTGGTGATGGTACATTAGATACGTTCACACAAAGTTGGAATCCTCCAGCAATAATATTAGGTGATACTTTAACTTTCTGGAATAGCAGTAATCAATTAGACAGTAGTAATGAATTAACGTTTACGACTAATGGTAGTACCAACTCTAAACCAACAATTGGTATGGGGTTATTTGGAGCTGCTAATAGTAAAGGAGCTTTTGAATTAAATACTTGGATAGATTATAATGGTAGTCCATTTGACTATTTCTTATATACTGGAGCTGGTGGGCCTTTCCAAAATTTTGCTGGAGCAGGAGTATTTGCGATTAGTATACACGCAGCTGGTAGATTTATGGGCTCAGGTATACATATATATTCTGATAAAAGAATTAAAAAAGATATATCAGTAAGTAATTCTAAAGAAGATTTAGAGACTATATCTAAAATTGAAATATCTGATTATAAATACATCGATCCAGTAAAAGGTGGCGGTGATCACAAAAAGGTAATTGCTCAACAAGTAGAAGAGCATTATCCAATGGCTGTGAAAGAAGGTACAGAAATAATACCTGATGTATTTAAACAAACTACAATTAAAAACGGTGTTATTGATTTAGCATTTGATTGTAAAGTAGGAGATAAGGTAAAACTTATTTACCCTGGAAATGATGAAGAGATAGTTAATGTTGTTGAGGTAAATGAAGATAATGTAAAAGTTGCTTCAGATAGAACTAGCGATGTAGTTGTATATGGTAAAGAAGTTGATGACTACAAAACTGTAGATTATGATGCTTTAGCTATGCTTAACATATCAGCAACTCAAGAACTACATAAGATTATAAAAGAACTTAAGAAAGAAATAGAGTTATTAAAAAATAATTAACAATTAAAAACAACAATTATGTCAGACAGACAGTACACAGGTAATCACCCTAGATGGGGTATGATTCGTGAAAGAGAATTAATTCATGATGCTAAAAGAAAAATCCACGAAATGGATAAATCTTTACACAAATATGATGATGCAGCTGCTCGCCAAGAAGGTAAAATGGTAGATACTCCAGATGTGGATCAAGTTAAAGGCGCTGAAGCTAAAAGAGATATTGGCGGAGACGTGCCACAAGATAGAGGTAAAACTTACTAGTTATAGTAAATGGCTTTTAAAATAAAACCACCTTACAAAATAGATACAACACCAGTATATAGAAGAGAAATGGAAGACCCTACAGTTCACGGGGTTACGCTAAATACTGGTTGTATTATATTAAATGACAAACTTCCTATAGAAAAGGAAGAAAATACTATTAGTCATGAAAAAGTACATACTGATCAAATACTGAGAGGTGACTTGTGTTATGATGATAAGTATATTTGGTGGAAAGGAAAAAGATATTCTCGTTCTAAAATAAAAGAAGGAGCAAAGAATTTACCATGGGAAAAAGAAGCTTATGCCAAAGAAAAAAAAGTTTAGTGAAACTAAAGTAGGACAGTTTTTAGCCGGAGCTGCGCCTAGTATATTAGGTACGGTAGGTGATGTATTACCAGATAATGGAGTGTTTGGGGTTGTTAAAAACCTTATCTCTAAAGAAGAATCATTACCGCCAGAAGACAAAGAAAAAGCTATGAAGCTTTTAGAAATGGATATTGTTGAAATGCAAGAGGTATCAAAACGTTGGCAGAGTGATATGAAGTCGGATTCATGGCTTTCTAAGAACACAAGGCCAATGACTCTTATATTTTTAACAATAGCTTTAGTATTATTTATATTATTAGATGGATTTGATATCAGTTTTGGTATTGATATGGGGTGGATAGATTTACTTAAATCCCTATTAATAACTGTATATGTAGCCTATTTTGGGTCGCGAGGAGCGGAAAAATTCAAAAGTATAGGTAATAATAAATAGTAAACTATTATTAAAATTAAATAAAATTAAATTATGAGTGAAGAAATTAAAAAAATTACAGAAGAAGAGTTAACAAAAATTCAAGAAGGTCAATCTAACATGTCAGCATTAATTAGTCAAGTTGGTGCATTAGAAGCTCAAAAGCAAGATGTTTTAAATAAAATTCCTGCAGTTAAAAATACAATGGAAGAACTTAAAAAACAACTAGAAGAAGCATACGGGCCAATCAACATTAATGTTACAGATGGAACCTATACTGATATTCCAGTAGAAAACTTAAAAAAAGTTGACTAATGGATTCAAATATAAGAAAAATCAGTATTGGCGCTGACTACAAGAACGATGCTATGCATTATTCTTTAGGTCAACAGGTTTATGGTGGTCATGAAATCTCTTGTATATTGTTAGATAATACTGATAGTTCTTATAATATTTTTATTAAAAAGAATGATGAGGTATTGCCGTGGAAGAAGTTTAATTCTAACATGGCTATATCCGTTGAGTATGATTTAGAATATTAATGAGAAGTATTGAAAATTTTATTATTACACCTCTTACTGAAAGATATGAAAATGAAGTAAGGGTTGATGATAAAAAACTAATAGTAAACGCTTCAATAGAAGAGTTTGAGTTTATAAGTAGATTTGCAAAGGTTGTTGCAGTGCCAACAGCCTATCAAACTAATATAAACGTTGGAGATATAGTAGTTGTACATCACAATATTTTTAGAAGATGGTATGACCAAACAGGTGCAGAAAGAAACTCTGCATCATACTTTAATGAAGAGCTATATTTTGCAGCACCAGATCAAATTTATCTATTTAATCAAAACGATGAATGGAAAACATTTGGTGAGTATTGTTTTATAAAACCACTAAAAGACAGAGATCTTACTGGTGTTATAAAATTTAATAACAATCAATTAAAAGAAAAAGGTTTAAAACAAGGAGATATCATAGGGTATCCACCGGGTAGAGAATGGAGGTTTTTAATTGATGAAGAATTATTATATTGTATGAAATCTAAAAATATCTCTGTTAAGTATGAAAACCAAGGAAACGAAATTGAATATAATCCACGCTGGGCAAAAGGCGGTGGAAGAATTGATAAAGGTTGCTAAGGAGCCTATTGTAGATTCTAATGACGATATATCTGCAGATAGATTAAAGAACGCTGCTGCTACAAAAAAACTAGCTATATTCGATGCGTTTGAAATACTTAATCGTATACAAGAAGAAAAAGATATGTTAGAAGCTAAACCAAAAGAAGTTAAAGAAAAAACTTTTAAAGGGTTTGCAGAAAGGAGATCTAAATAATGTATCAACAAACTTTATACAAAGTAGTAGATGATCATATAAAAAAATGGGAATATGGTTACAATAAAGAATATGATGTAATTGTAATCAGTAAGGATGGTACTATAGGAGAGATATACGAAATACAGAACTTAAAAATAGCTTTACCTAAAGCAAAAGATGTTCAAAAGCTTGAAGGTGATAAATGGAAAAAAGTTGAATACCCTAAACAGTTGAGTAAAATAAAAACTGTATTTGATTTTAAACAATATCCAGAAGATTTTAAAGAACAGTGGTACGATTATATTGACAACGAGTTTAATCGTAGAGATTCAGGTTTTTGGTTTTATAACAATGGAAAACCTACATATTTAACAGGAACTCATTACATGTATCTACAATGGTCTAAAATAGATGTTGGTGCTCCAGATTTTAGAGAATCAAATAGATTATTCTTTCTATTTTGGGAAGCATGTAAGGCTGATTATAGATGTTTTGGAATGTGCTATCTTAAGAATAGACGTTCTGGATTTTCTTTCATGGCGTCAGGTGAGGTTGTAAATTTAGCCACTATATCTAGTGATTCACGTTACGGAATATTATCCAAATCTGGACCTGACGCGAAGAGTATGTTTACAGACAAGGTTGTACCAATATCAGTTAATTATCCTTTCTTTTTTAAACCTACTCAAGATGGTATGGACCGTCCTAAAACAGAACTGGCTTATCGTGTACCTGCTAGTAAATTTACAAGACGTAAAATTGCTGCTGGTCCTGACGAATCCTTAGATGATTTAAAAGGATTAGATACTACAATAGATTGGAAAAATACTGGAGATAATAGTTATGATGGTGAAAAATTAAAACTATTAGTACATGATGAATCTGGTAAGTGGGAAAGACCAAACAATATTTTAAACAACTGGAGAGTTACAAAAACAACATTAAGATTAGGTAGTAAAGTAGTAGGAAAATGTATGATGGGATCAACATCTAACTCTTTAGATAAAGGTGGGGATAACTTTAAAAAATTATACTATGATTCAGATGTTACCAAAAGAAACGCCAATGGACAGACTCGCTCGGGATTATATAATTTGTTCATACCTATGGAATGGAACTACGAAGGATACATTGATTCTTATGGCTTACCTGTCTTCGACACTCCAAGAGAAAAAACATTTGGTCCCGATGGTTACGAGATAACACTAGGTGTTATTGATTATTGGCAAAATGAAGTTGATGGTTTAAAAGGCGATCAAGATGCTTTAAATGAATATTATAGACAATTTCCACGTACGGAAAAACATGCATTTAGAACATTTAACTCTTACAAATTTTGCTTTTTCTTTCTTAATCGATAGTGGATTTTGTATTCCCATAATTATAATTTAGAAAGAGGGTTTTTAAATCTTCGTAGAAGATTTAATCATTAATGAATTTCATTTTCTAAAATCTTGATTATATTTTCACAACATCTATCTGCAAAGTTTTCATCAATTCTTGAATGAATTTTTCTTCATCTTCTTTTTTGATTAAACATCCTGCGCAGCTTTCATATGTCCGCCCACTTCCGCTTCAAAATTTACAACTGTTTTTTCTAAAACTTCTTTTAAATTCTTTTCACTTTTTCCAGCAATCCTTGCAGATACCTTTACTTTGTCCTTATGATAAGCCATTCCAATCAACACAGTCCCACTTTCATAGGTTGGTGATGAGGAAATCATCGAACAAATAGTTCCAATTAAAACGTCTTTTATTTTTTCTCTAGCATTCATAATTACAAAACCATCACCCCTAACTTTATCTATTTTTTCTGCTACTCTTAAACCTGATATTAATTCTTGCTTGTATTTTGCATAAATATCTTGGGCTTGTAATCTTGCACTATCTTTTTCTAAACAAAAAGACACAGCTACATCAGGGTTACCTAATCTAGAACAAGCATTTACCAAAACGGAAATTTCCCTTACGTCTTCTTTTCTGTTGAAGAATTTTAGTAAGTAGATATTTCCAATTATTTCTTCTGGATTTTTTTCTGAAGTTCTTCTAACCATTATTGCAGTTACTAGTTTTTGCATTTCGTTGTCGTCTAATTCATTTAGTGTTTTTTGAGGACTTATTCCTAAATCTCTTAATAAAGCTCTTACACCCTCTCCAGAACCTGTGACTTCAGGAATATAAAAAGAAGTTGAATATTCTAAAGAACGTCTTAAGGGCCTAGTTGCAGAAAAAATTAGGAGACCTTTTCTAATTTCTAATTCCTCAGTATCTTGTATTATTTCTTGATAAGTTTTAGAAACATTTGTTTCGTGTCTGTCTCCAATCATACCAATAATTGCCAATTTTGCTAAGTCTTTATTGTCATTAGAAATTGATTTAGAAAAAAGATAACAAAGACCTGCACCACAAGTGTCTTCGCTGTCTTCTATTAAATGAGGATTAAGCATTGTTACATTCTTTGGAAGTTTTTTTTCATTAATTTCGTGATGGTCAATTATGAAAACTTCTTGTTTAGCTTTTTTCAAATAATTTATGCTTCCTGATGCCAGATCTGTAAAAAGAAAAACGTGGTCTGGAAAGTTTATTAATTCTTCTTCGATG